CAGGAGCTGGTGGAAACAGTAATGCGTCGGCCAATTTTGGTTATCCCGGTGGTCGTGGTGGTCGCGGTCTCCCAGGAAACGCTGGTAACCCAGGAAGTGCTGGTGCTAACGGAAACGCAGGGTCAGCAGGTAATGCTGGTAGTGGGGCTGGTTCTGGCGGATCAGGCAACCCCGGTGCTGCTGGTAATGCTGGGTCAAACGGGAACGCTAATTCCGGTGCCGCTGGAGCCAACGGCAACTCCGGTAATTCTGGAAACGCAGGAAGTGCTGGTGCTAACGTGTCAAATCTTGTAACAATTAACACAGCCCAACAAGCTGTAGCGGTGACTGTTGGGTCTGGTGGTGGTGTTACAGTAAACTGGACGAGGCAATGATATTTCGTAGAGACCCGAAGATAACCTTCACAACATATCCTCACTTAAAAGACGTTATTCCCGACCCTGTCCCCGCAAGGACAGTGATGCCGGAATGGTTCAAGAAGTTGAAGCCTTTTGTAAACGACAACATAAAAAGTAAAACCATAAAACGATGTCCTCCATTCATTGATGTCCTACAAACGGGATGGTTAATCGGTGCTCCCGCGGATGTTTATCTGAATATTTCAGAAGACGGAGCAAACGTGTCTTGGGAGTCAGAGTTTTCTGAAGCCGTATTTGAAGAACACAGTCATGCTCAAATAGTTGGTCACTCACAAATACCCAAGCCTCCACTTAAGTTTATTAACTACTGGCAGATAACTACGCCCCCGGGCTGGTCCTGCATGTTTGTGCCGCCTGTAAACCGTGACCTGAAATACTTCGAAGCTATCTCCGGCATCGTAGACACAGATAAATATTTTGAGTACATCAACTTCCCCGGCTTCCTAATACCGACAGAAGGCAGTATAATGATCCCACGTGGAGAGCCTATTGTTCAGGTAATCCCGTTCAAGCGCGGTTTTGGCAAAAAAGCAGAAGTACGTGCGATGAATGAAAAGGAATTAGACAAGTTGGATTTTACGCGGCGCAGGCGCAGCAGCAAAAACAGCTTATATCGAGATACAATGTGGGTGAAAAAATGAGCAATCATAACTATAGGATTATCGACTTCGACGACAGTACAGATGAGTTCCTTATCGAGTACACCAGCGGCAGCGGAACTAAGACGATGCTGGTCCCAGCTTCTACAAACGACGACAACAGTATCGACACAGAAAAGACAAAAGTTGATATTAACAATCGAATTATCGCAGAAGAAAAAGCACCGTCTAAAGCCGTTGTTGATGGCGCAAGGGGTTTGATTGGCTCTCAAGGAGTTGTTGATACAGGTGTTGTTATGACAGTTGGGGATGACTCTCAGGAGTCAACAGAGTCAGAAAACGCAGAGGAAATCTAGTTGTGACAACTGCTTCCAGCATTTCTCAGTACATGGTAGGCGAATACAATAATGAAGTTCGTGTTGGTTTAGCGTATCCTTCAACAAGCGGTTCTTTTTTAAGACGAGATTCCTTGGCCGACAGCATTCATCAAGACAACAATCCTGTTTATCATGAGTCTTATAACCATGTTATTCGCAACAAGAATGGTAATTGTTTCTTTAGCGGCGACTGGGAAATAAAAATGGAGTGGGAAGAGGGGCAGTTTACAGAAGATCAAATTGACAACTACATACAGTTAATTTCTCCTTTTCCTCATCCGGCCATGTCTTGTACTAAGGACATGTCAGCCAATAGTTTAAGCATTAACCTACATGGGGCAGATGAAATTTTGAACGATTGGGGTCGTTATCAACCAGACTGGTTGTTAGCGACGGCTAAAGGCAGCATTGTTTCAAAAAGTGATGGCGGTCAATTCTACTGCATTCAGGTATTAAATAACCGCTACGACGACTACACAATCGAGACTAAAACAATTAGGGCTGGTGCCTCAGAAATGATTTCGAAAGAAGGAACAGAACATTGCTTTTTGCTATTTACAGGTGATGTAATTAAGGAAGAAACTACTCTAAACAAACACCAAGCATACCGGATTACAAGCCCAAGCGTGACTGTTACAAACGCTTCCAGCGCAGACGACATTCGTGTTTTAAGACTTTATCGATAGGAGAAACGTTGTGTGGAACTTAGCAAAAATCATTAAGGCAACAGCGATTGTGTGCGATCGTAACCGCTCAGATCACTATTCCTATGAGGAGACAACTGAGGCCATACAAGAGTTGAACACTCAAATGGCAATCCCCAGTGTTTTTAGACTTCGCAAAAAATTTGTCATGGGTCATGAGCGCGGAGTTGATATTGCCCTTGCTCGAAAAGACAAGCACTTCGATTATCAGTCAAAAAAAATTATTCCTGTGATTACAGATCAGAGCTACATGGAAAGCCTGCCTGTAAATACAGTCGGAGCTAGTTACGGTCACCTTATTAAACAGTGGTCTTTTTTCGATCTTTGGGAACGTCGCTTAACAGAAGATTCCAAAGCTTCGGATACTATTCCGAACCCCCTTATGGCGGCTTTCTGGACTAATATTTCTCGCCACATATTTATTTCCCATGATTTTTGGCACGTTATGGCACGTTATGATACTTCGCGTCTCGGCGAGGCATGTATTATGGGCATCACTCACACAGCGATTAAAGTCACGGGGGCGTGGTATATTGCTCACGCTATCGCTGCCAAGATGTGTTGGGAGTATAAGTCTATTCTTCCGTGGAAAGCCGTACGAGAAAGTATTCGTATTGGCAATGCTATCAATCGCGATTTCTGGTACCTAAATCCATTGGAAATTATAGAGGAAGATGTTGAGAAAGCTCGTGAAAAGTACAACGTAGGTGTGTGCGAAGAGTTCATTAGGTTTAACAACACTTTTAAGGAAGAGTTTCGAAATGACAACGTACATCCAGAATACAATGATCCAAAGACTCAAAAGCTGGTCGCTCAAGAAATTTAATCAAGTCAAACACAAGCGTTGGTTTCAAGTTCTTGCCGCATTGTTTATTGTTCGGTGGCTTTTCCGATTAGCGGTTTTGGCATACATAGTATGGTTTGCTTCCTCGAATAACACCTGGGGGCTGTAGTCTAAATGGCCCCACCTGATCCTTTGTATTGGTTCTGGTCGAAAGAACTTTCAGGCCAGACCTGTGACAGCATACTTTCTATCGCGCAGAAGTACGAATCTCAAACTGCCGTAGTGGGTGTAGCAGAGGGCGCAGCCGTTGTTGAAGACGTTAGAAAGTCAACCGTTCGTTGGATAGAGGACAATTTCGTACGATTCGCAGTTCAGGGTTTTGCGATTGACGCTAATAACTCTGCGTGGGGCTTTGCTCTAAACAGCATTTCTTCTATTCAGTTTACGGAATATACCCCCGACCAGCATTACGATTGGCATACAGACTGTTTTAGACACGAAGATGAAATGCGAAAAGTCAGCATTGTTATCCAACTTACCGACTCTAAAGACTACGAGGGCGGCGACTTTCAGTTTCGACACAGAGAGGGAGAGATAGAAGACTGCCCCGCCCTAAAAGAACGAGGCACTGTTTTGGTCTTTCCATCTTGGGTTGAACACAGGGTCACCCCTGTAACTAAAGGTAAAAGGCAAACACTGGTTGCTTGGATGTCCGGCCCTGCTCTGGTATAATCGAGCATGGCGTTTTCAAACAGAGCATTTTCGGAAGTTACTTTTGGCGGATTGGGTATAACGCCCGATGTCCTCGTTGTGCCTACTGGTGTAAGTGCCACGGGTTCCGTGTCTCAACCCTCTGTCGTTGGTGAAGGTGAGTTCGCGGTTACCGGTCAAGTCGGCACTGGTCAGGTTGGTTCAGTGATTGTCGCCGCTGCGGCGGGTGTTCCCGTAACACTGGCCGCTATGACTGGAAGTGTTGGTAACGAGTCTGTTAGTGAAGGAACGGGTGTCACTGTTTCTGCGACTGGTGTAGCCGGGACAGCAACACTTGGCGATGAGGTTGTTGTAGCTAATGCTAATGTTTCAGTCACAGGAGTAAGCTCAACAACATCCCTCGGCACAGTGAATCAGGTCAGTGTGTACAAATTGACGGGCGTTTCAGCTACGGGTCAGGTTGGGCAACCCACTCTTTGGACTCGTGTAATTACTGGTCAAGATCCAGAACCAGTGTATAATGACGTTGACGAAAATACATCAAATAACTGGACGACGGTGAGCACCCCGTCCAGTAATTGGAATGAGGTAAGACCGTAATGGCTTCTACTTACAGTAATCTTGGTATCGAACTTATGGCAACCGGTGAGCAGGCCGGTGTCTGGGGTACGACTACAAACCGAAATCTAGAGCTTATCGAGCAGGCAATCGGCGGGGTTGCTACTATCGCNATTACCGCAGGAACAACATCCCTGTCCATTCCGCAGGGCTCTTTGGACAATGCTCGTAGCGCAGTTCTCAAGTTCACCGGTTCAACAGCCTCTACCATCACAATCGGCCCGAATGATGTAGAGAAGGTTTACTTCATCCATAATGCTTCTTCTGCGGCTCAGACTATTAAGCAGGGCAGTGGAAACACAGTTGCTGTGTCGCCTCTCTCTTTTAAGATAGTCTACTTAGAAGGAACTGGATCTGGAGCCGGGGTAGTTGATCTATTGGTTGCTCCCGACGGCGGTTTTACATGGAACTCTACCGACATTACAGGCAATACAACACTGATTAAAGGTACAGGGTATTTTGTAAATACTTCTGGTGGTGCGGTAACACTTACGTTACCTGCTTCCCCGAATCGTGGCGACACCGTCAAGATTATTGACTTAGGAAGTGCTGCAACTAACAACATCACGGTTGCACGTAACAGTGAAAAGATTCAAGGATTATCGGAGGACATGACCGTATCGACAGATGAAGCAGCTTTCGGGTTGGTTTACAGCGGTTCAACAAACGGCTGGCGTTTGACGGAGGTCTAAGTGGCTACATACTCCAAAATCAAAGGTGATACCGCTCTCTACCTTCCGGTAGGGACAATTATGCCTTGGTCAAAGGCCAACGTTCCGGCAGGCTTTTTGTATTGCGACGGATCTTCCGTCTCACGAACTCTTTATGCTGATTTGTTCGCGGTGATTAGCACGACCTTCGGTAGTGTGGACAGTAATAACTTTAATCTGCCTGACTTCCAAGACAGGTCTGCTATCGGCGCGAGTAACAACCGAGCGTTTGCTTCGAAGAACAGCGCAGCTTTGGCGGGTCAAACGCCCAATATTACTTTTGCTTCAGCGTCTGTGTCAGTCACTTCGAACCACAACATAGCAACAGCAAACCAAGACGTTCCTATTCCGGCCCATAGTCACTTTACCTTTAATTCAACTATATCAAACGCTACTCTAAACAGTGCAAACCTTACAACCAGTAACGCCCCGTTCCAGCAACATCGGGGCCAAGGCTCTGACTGGGCGTACATGATGGCTGACAGTGGTTCAAACGCATCCGTTGGTAAGACTTCTGTCACCGGCGGCAACAGCAATGGCTCACACGCCCATGCTATCAACGGTTCCGTCACATCTACTTTCAATCAATCAAACCTAGCTGCCAATGCCAGTGCTGTTGATATTGAAAATCCATACCTTGCAATTCGTTACATGATAAAGTTTTAAGATGAGATATAACGCACGATTAGGAGACAGGTTTTTGTGGACGAGCGATGGCTCTAGCTTTTCGTTCCTTACCATTCATTGCTATAGTGCGCGTGACGGACAAGACGAAGAGTTTACTTTGTTTTTTGATCGTTTCCCCGAAGGCACAACTCGTGTCAGTTACGACGAAGATAGCGGCACAGGTATATACTGCATCAATGGCGGAGAAGAGATAAGCGAAGACGGTGACTTGCGGTGTAGTCATCTAAAGACGATGTTTGAAAGCAATGTCGCGATGTTGGAGCACATGGAAGATGAGTAGTTACGGACAACTAAAAAGAGACGCTGCAATTTTTGTCCCGGTTGGGCTCATAGTTCCTTGGACAACGGCAACTGCTCCTAGTGGTTTCCTTTTGTGCGCCGGACAAGAGGTTTCACGAACTGATTACGCTGCGTTATTCGCTGTAATTAGCACTACATATGGCTCGGGCAACGGCAGTAGCACTTTTAATCTACCTGACCTCGCTGGTAAGCAGGTTGTTTTTGACGACGGCAACACCACCCTGGCAGCGAATGCCGGTGCTGCTTCGGCTACAATCAACACAAATATTAACACGGCATCAGCGAATATTTCTTCTAATGTTAGCGGTAACACTAGCAATTTTGCCTTAACGCCAAATCACCTACCCGCACACACACACAAAATGTTTGGCGGAAACACTAGCAGGCCCGGCAGTGGATCGGTTATCTCAACTCCCAACAAAAACGTAGTGTTTGAGGGCTCTGGCGGTAACGCAGGTTATATCATGCGTTCTGACCCAAACAACGCCACAGCAACGGGTGGTAACACAAGTAGTGTTTTTAATGGTAACGCAAACAATGGAGCTAATCATGCCCACGGGGCAGGAAACCTAGCTGTCGCCTCTAATTTTGGGGGAACCATCAACGCTACTACCGATAATGTTAGTTCGTTGCTGTACACAAGTCTTATACTTAACGCGATTATAAAACACTAGGAGTGTCACATGCCTTTGATGAAGCTCCAGTTCCGGCCCGGCATCAACCAAGAAACCACTCGTTACATGAACGAGGGTGGCTGGTACGACTGCGACAAGATCCGCTTTCGTTATGGTGTGGCGGAAAAGATTGGCGGCTGGACGCGTTACTCTGCTACGACCTTTGAAGGCATTTGCCGTAAGATGCACAACTGGGTTGCGCTAGATGCTTCCAATTACCTAGCTCTTGGCACACATCTGAAGCTCTATATTGAAGAAGGCACAAACTACAACGACATAACCCCTGATCGTAAGTCATCAACTTTGTCTTCTGGCTCCTTGTCAGCCACTAGCGGTAGCGCAGTGGTTACGATTACCGACAATGGTCACGGTGCAATCACAAACGACTACGTCATTATTACTAACGCTACAACGTTTGCTGGGATTCCGGCCAATGATTTGAACAAAGAGCATATTATCACTCGTATAGACGGTAACACTTTTACGATCACTGTTGCCACGACTGCCACAAGCACAGCTACCGGGGGCGGTACACCCACACTCACTTATCAAATCAACACCGGTCTTTCTACGATTACCGGCGGTACCGGTTGGGGTGCCAGCACGTGGGA